GGTTATGCACAAGCGCAGCAGGCAGCACAAAATGCAGCACAATTACAGGCACAACAAGCCGGGATGTACGGAACTCTTGGTGGTCAATCTCAGGCAATGGGTGTGCAGGATGTGAACAGCTTGCTTGGTATTGGTGGACTTACACAGCAGTTCGGAGATGGTGCTGGTTTCCAAGGTCAGGCGGCGTTGGACCTAGAACGTGCTAACATAATGGGTCAACAGAATGCTCCTTATCAGGAGATAGGTTTCCTATCTGACCTGTTCCGTGGTGTTCCTTCGTTACAACAGACAACAAGTCAGACAAGCACTCCTAATCCTAGCCTATTCTCACAGGTTGCGGGTCTCGGAATTGCGGGTCTCGGTGCAGCAGGGGCAGCAGGCGGCTTTGGTAACTTGTTTAATACGGGGGTAAGGGCAACAGGATGAACCCATTAAATCGTAGAATGTTTCGCCAGCCCGGTATGTCACGACAGCCTGCCGGGATCCTCGCATCTTCGCCGCAGCTTGCTAACACCGTAGCCAACCGTCAGCCTGTGCGTATGGCTAATGGTGGCACTAATACTTACACCGCCGCAGTGCAAAGAGCAGTGCAAGCTGGAGACAAAAGAGCACTTCAGGAACTTGCTAAACCTATTAACTATGGTGCCGCAGCTAGGACCCCGGATGGTCAGAACGCTCTTCGTTTGGCGAGGCAAGCTATTACACAATCAACACAGATATCTACAGATGCTGCTGTTGACGCTCCTGTTTCTGACGCAGAAAGAATGGCGGCTAATAGAAGTAATTTAGGTGCGCTTCGGGGGGCACAAGGTTTAGATCAAGGGGCTGACCTTTCTATGTCTGGAGGTATTACCAACACTGCCCCTGCGATTGATGCGCGGAGTAACTTAGCTGCGTTTCGTGCGTCACAAGGCTTAGACCAAGGCGCTAGCACGGACTTTCAAGGTTCAGGTTCTTCCTCGAGTTCTACAATTGAGGCACCTCTTTCTGACGCAGAAAGAATGGCAGGGAATAGAAGCAATTTAGCTGCGCTTCGTGCAAGCACTCCTGCGGGTCTAAAAAGGCGTAGTGATGTAGCTATGGGTCTGAACGATGATCCTTATTTAAACGAGGACGGGTCAGAGAGATTAGTTCGTGACCCAAGTACTGGAAACCTTACATCGGCGACTGCTAGAAACATAGACGCTAGTTTAAACGCCAGACTTTCTGATGAAGTGGTCCCACAAACAGAAGCAGAAATACTTGCTCAAGGATCTAGCACTTTCGGCACAGCAAGACCAGTATCTACACAAGATCCGGGGCTAGCAGCAGAGGCTGCTGCTGCTCTTCCAACAACAACCATTGATCCAGCTACACAGGATCCCGGAGTAAGGGCTGGTGTTATAGGCACTGAGCCTCCTAAAAAAGTTAAAAAGAAAAAGACTGCTGTTGAGATAGCAATTGATCTAGCAGACGAAAATGAAAGCACTGTCGATTCAGCAGAGAAGACAGTTATTGGGGCGACAAGTAATGAAAATATTAATGCTGCCATAGCTTCCGCTTTAGAGACCCAACAATCTAATGCCAGTGATAAAGAAAAAGCAGATGCAACTGACTCAATTCTGGGTATTACAGCCAAGGCTAGGAAAGAAAGAGTTAAGGCTCGTCAGGCTTTGATAAAAGAACTGGTTGGTGAAGATGAAGCAAAAGACATGCGTACTGATGCTAACTATAACTTAATTATGCTTGGATTATTGATGGCTAGTGGGCAAAGTGAAAATGCTATTACTAATTTTGCTGAAGCTGCAAAAACAACTCTTGGTAGTTTTGCAAAAGTTAAAGGCGAAAGAAGTCAGGCCAAGCGCAAAGAAGATAGAGCCATAGCATTGAAAGCACTCGACGAGGTCGGAGTAGAAATTTCTCAAGAAGAAAAACGTATGTATGACAATCAGGTCAGGGCTGATTCAAGACGACACGATCTTAATTTACAAGATCGAAAAGATGTTGCGGCGTTAAAGCGGTTGGACAGGCAGTTAACTTCTCAAGAAGTGTTGCAGATTCAGAAATTTGAATTTAAAGAGTTAATGAACAACAGAGACTTTAGACAAAATATAGCGTTGCTCGGCATTAAAGCAGAGAATGCAGAAGGTCTGCAACAACTACAAAACGAGTTTAATCTTGAGCTTCAGGATCTAAAAAATCAAGGAGATAGCGCAGCCATAAAAACTGCAAAAGCAATAATGGCAGCTAACCCTGAACTGTACCCAACCCTTGCTGATGCATACGCTGCAACAAAAGCTACCTCCACTTCTAGACCTACGGATGAACAGCAGCGTTACAGCAGGCTAGTGGCTAGTGGTATGCCCCCATCTCAAGCTATAATATTTGCACAGACTGGTGTTACAACCGAAATGTTTAAGCAGCTAGGTGTAGAAGACGCCCAAGGTACTATAGGTGGTCTGATGAATAGCGAAGGACAGTCACCAGCACCTGCTTCTATTAAAATATCAGACCTGCCAGCCGACAAACAAAAAGCAATAACTGATAAATACAAAGTTGGGGAAAAGGTCACAACAAAACAAGGTATCTTTATATTATCTTCAGATGGCACTTTAGTACCTGTGAGGTAGAGCAATGGCTGAAGAATTATTAGACCTTGGTACTTTTGCAGCACCTACACAAGAACCTGAAAATACAGACGATGATCTGTTAGATCTTGGTTTTTCTGTGGAGCCTGAAACCACACCTGAGACTGATGAAGGCGTAGCTCAAGAGTTCTTTGAGGGCGTAGCTTCTGGACTCATCGCCATACCACAGGGGATCTTGGAACTGGGTGCTTCTGGTGTGGATTTAGTGGCAGACACAGATTACGCCTCCACTGTGACAGATGCTGCTACTAAACTTCGTGAAGCTGCCGGGATTGATCCAGAAGGATTAATAGGCAAAGGCGCTGAAGTTATTACTCAATTCGTAATACCCGGCCTTGGCGCTGCTAGCGCAGCCAGCAAACTTTCAAAAGTTGGCAGGTTAAGTAATGCGTTAAAATCGGGGAAAGCTTCAGCCATCCCGGGAAAAGCAATAACAAAAGGTGAAAGACTATCTTTAGGCGCACAACAGGTAGCTGCTGCGGGGGCAGCGGATGCTGTTGTAGCTACAGACGGTGTTACAACAATAGCTGATTTTTTCGAGGGGGGACCAACTCAGACAGATCAAGAAATAGGTTTGAGTGGAAGAGAAGAGGCTCTTCGTAGGTTAACAAATAAATTAAAAGTAGGTGTAGAAACAGGAACACTTACCGCCGTTGTGCCTGCTGCTCTCATGGGCACAGGAGCAGTGGCAGGAAAAGTTCTAACCGAGACACCCATCCTCTCTGATGCTGTTTCTGGTGCAGCCCGTGGGGTACAAGCAGGAGCAAGAAAGCTAACCAGTGGCCTTGAAACTGCTGAAGCAAGAAGAGCGCTTGGGCAGGAGCAAGGCGTTATAGCAAACACACTTGCGGACATTTCTTCTGTTCTTCGTTATCGAGGGTACTTACCAGAGGAAGTGGCTGAAGCTCGTTTGTTAGTTACAGGAAAAACAGATTCAGCCATCAAAGAAGCAAAAGGAATTCTTAAAGGTCTTGATAATGAAATAGACAAAGTTCTTAAAGAAGCCAATAAAGTTTCTGATGGAGCTAGCCCTTTAAGTAAGCAAAGCATGTTTACTAACATAGAAGAGTTTATGACAGCGCCTACAGAAGCTGCAAGGAATCGTGCCCTTGCAGAACTTCCTGAAACTGTAGCGCAAAAAGCAGGACAGATGCGCTCTCTTGTAAAGCGGCTTAACAATGATGTGTTGAATAGTGACTACATGCAGACTCTAGATAATATGACCACAAAAGGTGGAAAGAGTGTGGGGGCTAAAGTTCGCAACGACATAGAAAAAAATATAAACACATACCTTCGTAGACGATATCAATCTTTTGAGGTTAAGAACTACACGCCAACCGCAGAAGTTATGGCAAAATCAATAAAAGGTTTTCAGGAAAATCCCAAAGCAGTGCAGCAGGAGTTAGGCAGAATTGTTCGACACGCTCCTAAAGAAGACAAGGTTGACTTAATGAAAGAGTTTGGTCTTCGTAGGGTTGATGACATAGAAAAAGAAAAGTACGAACTTCTTGATGAGGCAGTGTCAGAGTTTCAAGCTAAAACTGCCGCCGATCATTTCTTAAAAACTCATTCCTTACGGGCGGGTAAAAGCAATAAAGGTGTTAGCCGAGTGGCAGAGTACAAGGTTAACCCTAAACTTTTCACAGCTAGGATTAACTTACCTCAATATAAAAGAGAACTTTTGGGGGAGATCACCGACTCCAAAGAAAGTTTTTTAGGTACAGTGGCGGATCTAGCTGAGTTTAACGCAGTTGATGATTACTTTGGACGAGTAAGAAAACTTGCCACAGAAACTGTCACTGACGCGGAAGGAAACAAAATTTTAGTTAACCCGGGGATTGCTAAACTTTTTAGAGATACCTCCGACATGACAAAATCTCAAAAGACAGCTTTAAAGGATGAGGGGTTTCAAATCTTAGATGATGGGGCAAAGCTTACTGAAGGATCATTTGGATCTCTTCGTGACTTTGCCGTGTCTCCTGCCGTGTACAAGGATATGACTCGTTTTGTTTTGGGTGACCAAGGTGTTTTGGGCAACGCCATTACTAACACTTATTCAGCATTTCTTAGAACCAAAGGTGTCACTCAGTTTGGTAAAACTGTTTTGTCCCCGATTACTCAGCTTCGTAACGTAACTACTGCTTCTTTGTTTGCATTGGCTCAAGGAAATGTAGGACGAGGAGCTAATCTCGGAGAGTCGGTTCGTCTGGTTTACAATAATTTATTCACGGACGTTGGGTCAGAGCAAGCTTTAAAAAACTTTCAGGAGATGCAAGAACTAGGAGTTGTTGGCACTCAAGCGCAGCTTCGTGAATTACAGGACCTTATTCAAAAAGGATTGGGGTACGGGGCGGATGAAATTAACGGTATCCCTGTAGGCAGGAAATTTGGAAGTGCATTTACAGACAACAAATTAGGTGCATTTGTTGGCAACGTAGGTAAACAAGCGGAAAACATGTATCAGGCGGGAGATGATATATGGAAAATTTACAACTTTAATTTTGAGTTTAACAAGTTAAAGAACGCTTATAGAGGTGCGGCTGACGCCCCTTCTGATACCATACTGAAACAGCAAGCTGCTCGTATTGTTCGCAATACTGTTCCCAACTACAATATGGCTCCTCAACTTATTAAGACATTAAGACGAGCGCCTGTCGGAAACTTTATTGCATTCCCATATGAAATTCTTAGAACAGGTGCAAATACAATAGCTATTGGTATAGATGAGCTAGCCAGCACTAACGCAGCAATTAGACAAATAGGACTAAGAAGATTGACAGGGGCTGCTACAACATTTGGGGTATTGCCTGCCGCAATGTCCGCCGCAGCCTATGAAATATCAGGGGTTACAGAAGAGCAGATGAAAGCTTATCAAAGATCTGTAGCGCCATCTTGGGAGAAAAATGCTAGACTTTTACCTACTGGGATAGATAAAGAAACAGGTCTACCCACTTATGTAAATTATAGCTATTCCAACCCCTATGACATGCTAGAAAAAATAGCTACCGCTGCCATTAACAAAGCAGAGCAAGGAAAAATAGAGGGCAAGAACGGAGCACAAATTACTCTTGAAGCAGCGAACGAATCTCTTTCAGAATTATTTGCGCCTTTCACAGAGGAAGCCATAATCACTTCTAAAATTCGCGATGTTTTGGATCCAGAAGCCACACTGTTGGGCGCTCGGCAGGCGGGACAGTTACTGGGTGGTCGTGCTGGTAGAACGGTAACTGGTGCTAAAGTTTATAATCAAGAGGATTCAGTGGGGGACAAGCTAGGGAAAAGTTTTGCCCATATAGTGGATGGAATTTTGCCTTCGATCATCCCCATTGATACTCGTTCAGGAGAATTTGAAGCCAGTAGATTTGCAAGAGGTTTTGTAAACGGTTTTGGATTGGAAGAATTAGGCGTATCTAGCAAAGACAGAATGGGTAGAGAGCGTGAGCTTTCAAAAGAGTTAGCTAGAGCTTTTTCAGGTATTACAGAAAATCCTATCGAATCTACGGCGCTGAAGTTCAAGGGTTATGAGTACGCTGAAAGTAGAAAAAATGCTTCAAACATTTTTACCACAGTATCTAATCGATCTAACACCACGCCTCAAGATTTTATTAGTGCGTACACTTCAGCCACTGAAGCACAATTTCGTGCTCAAAGTAGAATGTTTAATATTGTGGAAGATATGAAAGTGTTGGGTATGACCAAGCCGCAAATTAGACGAGTGTTTAAAAAAGCAGGTATTGGAGGTATTGATGCAATACTAAGAGGTAAGTTTGACCCCATTGATATTAGCCCCACTGTTCGTAAAAATGCTCGGGATAACAAACTTGACATACCTAGAAAAGAAATTAATAAACTGAGAAATGAGTACAGGAACCTTCCGCTTGGGTCTATGGATCCTCCAGCAGAACCACAGGTTGAAGAAACTCCCACCTTGGACCTCGGACCTTTGTCACAAGCACAACCAGTACAGCAACCACAACAAATTGCCGCAGCCTCGGCTCCTCCCGTGGCAGCGCAAGCGGAGGTTGGTAGCCCCTTGTCAACCTCCGCACCAGTTTCTATCGCCAGCAACCAGCAGCTACAACAGCAGCTTGTTGGTGGTGGTAACCCGATCAATGCTGCTAAAAATGCACAGATTTCAAGGACGGTATAATGAATAAAGATCAGCTAAGAATGGAGCTTGCAGACGACGAGGGCTGTAAGTATTCGATTTATTTAGATCATTTAAATTTACCCACGCTGGGAATTGGTCACCTCATTACCGAGGCGGACCCAGAGTTCGGTGAACCCATTGGTACGGAGGTGTCTGAAGAGCGAGTGCGTAGAGCATTTCTCCTAGACGTAGCTGTAACCATAGACGAATGCAAAGTATTGTACGATGACTTCGATGATCTGCCCGAAGAGTGCCAGCACGTTATAGCTAATATGATGTTTAACATGGGTCGGCCTCGCCTATCCAAGTTCAAAGGTATGAAAGCTGGATGCGATGCCCGGGACTGGAACAAAATGGCGGACGAAATGGTCGATTCGCGGTGGCATGATCAGGTTCCGAACCGGGCCAAGCGTTTGGTCAAGCGTATCCGTGATCTAGCAAAAGACTGAAATCATTAAATAAAAACATCGATTCTCGTGGAGCTCGTGATCAATGAACGTACCAGTATACCCTCAAGGCCCTGAGAATCGCTGTCCGAGGTGCCAAGCACCACTAAAAGTGATTCAAGTGCATGGTCATGGGCAGTGCAGCTACTGTAAGGCGGTGATCGATGACTGTTGTCAGGGCGAAACCTGTTCGGTTACGTCTTCAGACCAGAAATCTTATCGCACCTAGCTCCGCTAACCACAAACTTAGACAACTCTGGGTTGTTCATCACTTCGATGGTCATCTCTGCTGCCCGATCGTTGCACTGACCGATGGTCTCATACGGTCCACGCATGTCCTCGAACACTTTGCAGCTTGATGTGTCAACAATCAGACACACTAATATCATTGCTTCAAACATTACGCTTCTCCGTTTCTTGAGATATAACCAAGTAACTTTTCCCCGGCTTTTCTTGCCGCAATTGCTTCTTCTTTTGATCTAAACAATCCCAAATGTATTCTTTTCATATTATAAATTGTGGCTTCCCAAAAAATTCCTGATTTTTTTTCTCTTTTCTTAACTCCAGTTACCCCTGTTTTATTGTTATTACATATCTTTCTGTTTCGGGCGTTCAATGAATGTGTAGCTAGTCTAAGGTTTTCTATTCTGTTGTCCAAAGGATCACCATTAATGTGGTCAATTAGAATTTCAGTAGATATGGAACCGTGCACAAAAGCCCATGCTAAACGACTACTAAAATACTTCGTTCCATCAAATCTAATTTTTCTTCTTACACGTTTTCTGTCAGGCACCAGAAACCCTGCTACTGAACCCTTGGGTGCGCCGCTTTTTTGTTTTTTCCAAGTAAACACTCCTGTTTCTGGGTCATAATGCAAATACTTTTTCATTTCTTGCACAAGATTTTCATCTATGGGATTTGTCATTCTACTTCCCCCCAGTTATCTACCAAAGCCATGTCAACTTCAAATGGTACGTTAAGTTTCGGGATACAATTTTCCATGATATCAACTATCCTATCTGCCTGCTCCTTAGATTCGATGCTAAAGCAAAGCTCATCATGTACGGTTAACATAGGAAGCAGGCCCTCCTTATAACAGTCCACCATCGCTTTCTTTGTCTGGTCGGCACTCGAACCTTGGATCAGTTTGTTCAGCGCCTTGTATGTAAAGGCACGACGTATCATACCCTTGCCGCCATACTCCTTGGCAGCTTCCTCGAGCTTCATAGCTTTGTTATAGCCAAAAGACTTAGGCTCCCACATATCAAACCTGCACTTGCGACCAAGCCATGTTCGGATAGCACCGTTGGTAGCTGCTGTCCCGGCTGCTAGATCTGCAATACCTTTCACAAAAGGCACCCTCTCATGGTACTTTTCAAGCAATGTCTTGGCTTCATCTTCCTCGATGTCCATTACACCAGCCAGCTTCTTGCGCCCCATACCGTACATAATACCAAGGTTTACAGTCTTGGCCTCCTTACGGGTTATGTCGGCAAGATCTGCCACCATCTGGTGGAAGTCAGCGTTGCCCTCTTTATACATTTCAACTACAGTATCAATTTGAGGGTGACGATTTACTCCGGTCAGTTGAGCGCAGTAATGCGCTAACCATCGAGGCTCCTGAGAAGCGTAGTCAAAGCTTCCCCACTTTGTCCCTTCTTCTGGCAGGAACAGCCCACGGATCAATGACTTGATCTCTGGATCTCTCGCCGGGATTTGTTGTAGATTGGGGTTGCTTGAAGAAAATCGCCCGGTTACCGTGCCACCTTCATCAGAACGAAGAGGATTAAAGTCACAATGAATGCGCCCTTTACACGAATGTTCAAGGATTGTCTCAACAAAAGTAGTGTTTGCCTTGTTAAATTCACGCAATTTCACAATTTTCTGTGCAATTGGGTGCGTGTGGTTCACAAGAAATTGTTTTGTAAAGGAGGGAGCATTCGTGTTCTTTGTCCTTTTATACGAGATGCCAAGAGAGTCGAACGCTCGTGCTATAGATGCAGCTTCCCAAGGGGAGACAGCGACCCCGGTCTCTTCCTTTATTTGTTTAAGTAAAATATCCTCTCGTTTCTTTAGATCTTTCTTGACTAATTCAGCTTTGTCTATGTCAACCCGAACGCCCTTTGTCTTCATGTCTAGCAGGCACGGCAGGAGACTGGACTCTAGCTCGAAGATGCTGCTGACTTCATCCTTGATAATCTCAGGACGCAGCCTGTCCCAAAGACGTAGGGTCACCGCAGCATCCTGTTCGGCGTAGCTGCCCACAAACTTTGACGGCAATCTCCACATCCCGCTTTTGGGATCGACATGATACATCGCAGCCGCAGCCTTGAGCATCTTCTCGTTCTTGTACTCCCCAAGGTATTCGCCCGTCAGAGAGTTTAGATTGTAGTACCTACGGTTCTCGTTAAGTATGGGAGCCGCTATCATGGTGTCGATTATCGGACCTTGGACCTCGATCCCTGCCCAGCGCATCCAACCAAGGTCATACATAGCGTTATGCATAACCTTTTCTATGTTGGGTGTTGCCATTTGTTTCTTGAGCCAGTTGACTACAGATTTCTCTGGTAAGTTGCCATCCTCATGGCGCACCGGATAGTAGCCAACGAAGTCACCAGCCGCCACAGCGTAGCCGATAACGTAGCCATCATCCCTACACCACCCCGGCCCTAACGTAGTTAGGTTCGGGTCTCTGGTTTCCAAGTCAATAGCTATCCGCTCACAATTTGTAAGGTCAGGGAACGAAGATGGAGGTGCCCACTCATCATCCCCGAACCCAAGCGCAGCTTCTTTTACATCTATGTCAAGAAGATTGATCTGGTTATCATTCATTTACTCGCTCCAAAGCGTCTACAGGGTTTTGTGTCCAAACAAATATAGGCGTTCCTTTGCCTACATAAGCACCTGATACGTTAAACGAAAAGTATTCCACCGCCTCCTCATGCGTCATGTCGTGTTCTTCTACAAGGATCTCGATACATTTGGCAGCGTCATACGCCAACACGTTATCATCCCCACATCTCTCAGCTATACCAAGTATAGCTCTATCAAATCCGTCAGCAATCATCGCAGTCATTTACAATTTCTCCTCCTAGTGCGGCATAACCTATGATATCTACCCATGAGTCATCCTTTGTTGAATCTTCGGCTAACCTAGCTAACTTCAACCCGATCATACAAGCGACCACCTGCTCTGGTGTTATGCACCTGCCTAAGATCACGCTCCATATGGTTGCTATACGTTCATGGTTAAACTTAGCTGGCCCATATTCCTTGGCCCTCGGACCGTTGATTAGCTCTTCAGCTTTATTAAGAAAGTCTTCGCGTGTTTTCATAGCGGGAATCCATAATGTGATTGTGATTCTATAAGGTGTAGTGATTTTCGAGCACGGGTCAAGCCGACGTAGAACGTCCGAACTTCGGAGTCCTGATCGAGGCTTTCAGCGCATGCTCTAGATGAATCTAATAATAGCGCGACGTTATCCGCCTCGCCACCTTTTGCTTTGTGAATCGTCGATATCTTGATCCTCGGGGTCCCCGTCAAAATAGACTCGCCCATACGACGTACTGATGTAATGTATATTCTCTCTGTCTCGCTCACCCGCAGCACTTCGTACCACGGTGTCTCCTTCGTTGCTAACAGGGAGCACTGGTTCTGAATGTCGGTTAGCCTGTAGGTTTGTTCGGGGTCTAAGTTTGCGAGGACTTTCTTGCCAGCCTTTGTAATTATGGTTGGCGTTAGTAAGGTGGACAGCTTCTTCAACTCTTGTGCAGACAGTTCCTGATCCTTGCATAGTTTTAACCATACCTCGATACCTGTTAATACATTTGGAGAGATGGACCAACCGGAACCTTCACGCCAGTACAGGAACCCTTGTTCTTTAAGGTCATTTGCGATTCTGTTGGCGATGTAATTGGTACGAGCAAGGATTAGCCACTCACCAGTTGTTATGTCCACATCCATGATATCACGATGCCAGACTATACTTCCAGTTTCTTTAGTGCTTGACCATGTTTTTTCTTGCCTCGTTTGCAGGCGTTTAACTAAATTATCTGCTTCTTTATGTATAGCTATGGGAAGACGATATGATTTGTTTAATACTATCTTGTTATCGCATGCCCCTAAGAAATCTCTTACGTTCACACCCATCCAAGAATAGATGCACTGATCGTCATCGCCAGCGTAGTATATGCGCTTGGCATTGGGTTTCATTACTTCATGCACCATACGCCACTGAAGCGGGACAAGATCCTGTGCTTCGTCCACAATCAAGACATCGAGTAGCGGACACTCGCCCTGCTCGATAAAGTTCTCGATCATATCTACAAAGTCTACCTTGCCTGTCTCTTTTTTATAATCACGAAACACCTCATCCACCAGCTTGAGTTGCTGGTAGTGCAGCCTACGATCAGCCACCTCGTTGAACTGTTGCTCGATGCTCACCCCTCGAACCCGTGCCATCTGAATTATGGAAAGGTACGCATCACCACTTTTGCCGGGTCTAAACAAAATACCTTCAGCCATCGTTGCAGATGAGTTGGATGTGAACTCAAGCCCCAGTAATTTACCTATCTTAGAATAGTCCTTACCGCTCAATACCTGCTTAACCTGTAGCCCCAACACCTGAAACGCAAAGCTATGTAGTGTGCGAAACCAGACCATCTGGGTTACATCCATGTTCAGCTTTGACGCTGCCCTCTCTCGAGCCTCTTCTGCCGCCTTACGACTGAACGAAACAAATGCTATTGACTCTGGCCTAGTGCCGCTGTCCAGTTCCTGTTGTACGATCTCAATCAACCGTGTTGTCTTACCCGTGCCCGGGGGTCCGAAGATAGTTGTTTCCATTTTAATCCGCCTTCTCAAAAAAGTGCGGCTCAGAAACATACCCCCGAAAATCTTCTTTATAGGGAAGCTGGTCGATACAATTGTCACAAGTATCGCCGAGCTCTAATAGCTTTATCTTGCCGTAATAAGTTTTCCAACGGTGACCACAGGTGTCACATAAAAAATAAGCTACATACATTAGAACGGCACCTCATCACCTTGGACCTCGATCCCCGGAACTTGGACCTCTTGGTTGAACGCAGGAACCCACCACACACGAAGAGGCTTACTATCCCCTTTTGTGGTCTTAAACCTTCTCTGACCATTAGCCGCCCCACCAGAGTTAAGCTCTTTTAAACGCTCTTGTATTTGCCCACGACTGTATGTCTCGAACTTGTTGTTCCGAAGAAACTTTATCAGTGCCTCTATCTTGAAGTACGTCATGCTGTCTTCGTCGGTGAATGGCTTACCAAGAGTAATCTCTTCCGCCGACTGAGCCTGCACCCTGCCGTCACAAAATCCTTCAAGTAGATCCATGAACTGACCCTTGTATGTTAGCTCTTCTGGAACCTCGATCTCGCTCATGTCTTCCATCATCATAGAAACTATCTGCTGCCAAGCATCCATCTTCATCAGGGGCGGCATCTTGCGGATCTGTTCCATGCAAGCTTTTTGAAATCTCTGCGGTGTCTGCAAGTCATCAGTCGTTAGCTCGACACGTTGCCCAGCTACATCACAAAACCACACGGGCGGCTCCGACTTAACAACACATAACCCCGACACATCCATGTTCGATACATGACTGCCAATACCAAACTTCTTTGTTTTGCAAAGTGTCTTGTTGCAAAAACTTTTAAGTGGCTCCTGATCACACGGGAATCCATACTCCTTCTTCTCATGCTGGCTCTGGATCGTTACGATCTCTGACGCTGGCAGGGAAGGAGTGCAATACTTACTGTTAATTTCTTCGAGTCTGGCTTTCCAGTTGTCGGGCTGCTCTTTCTTACAGCCCACGGCTGCTGCAAACATAACTGTGTTGCGTGTGCCTTCGGGAATCCCCTGTCCGAACATACATGCCAGACAGGGGGCCCAATCCTTAAACTCGTCAACCTGTTTACCAAATGTCAAACCAACAAATCCATCTGGTGATACAGACCTCGCGTCAACAAGGTCAAGGAATTCTTCTAACGACGCTGGCTCTCCGTCTTCCTTAATCGCGTAGCGGAGAGTTTGTTTCTCATCAAAGTACGGCAGGTTAATAAAGTTCCCCACATCACCACGCTCGACAAGAATCTGTTCTTGCTTTGGGAAAATTTCACAGCCGCCGTAACCAAGTACGGCAGAAATCTCTGAAGCTTTATCACGGAACTCTCCTGCATTTATGTAGTCTTGGAAGAAAAAGAATATATGTGCACCACCAGACTTTGAACGGCACACCACACAAGGAACCTTCATCTTACGAAGCTTCTTGTCCAGTGCCACCAGATCCAGTGGATACTGATCGATGTCTAGCGCACCGAACTTACAGTTGTTGTCTTCGTTGATCGGGATAGAGCCTACACCGTGAGAACCATTTATGTGTCCTTCGATAAGTTCTATCGTCAACGGCTTGCGAACAATGAACGACTTGGCTTTTTGTTTGCCAGCCCTTCTCTCATTCGATATCTGTGTCTGTCCATGCGCCGCGCTGAATCCTTCAAACGCAGCCATGAACCTTTTTAAATAGGTCATGGTTTGTCCTCAGTTGGTTTGGGATGCCGTCCAGACTGAACATATAAACGACACCCCAAGAGGTTTAAAACGGTACGTCTGCTCCTTCGGGTTCGCTCCGTTTATCTTCACCAGTACCTGTTTTAATATCACCAGCCCTGAATGAGTTGTACAGATCACGAGCCTCGACGATCGCAGCTTGGGGTACATCGCTCATCTCTAACTGAGAGACTGAGTAATTGAACCACGAACCTTTGTCGTTGCTCTCCTGTACAGATGTCAGCTTCCACGGCACAGCCCACATCGGTGGGTTGAACAAGCCCTTCTCTGGGTGCATAATCTTTAGCCCCGCACGACGAGTGTTCCACTGCTTTGCAACTTTCATCTGTGTCTTCTTCATGTCACAGATCATTTGCGTTGTGGCACCGTTACTATCGACACCTAAGACCAAGAACTGCGCGGATCGAACAAGCTCGTTACCTGAAGGTAACATCTCAGCCGAACCATTCCTTTCAGTCTTGCGGATGTCAGGGTCACCTGCATCTAGCTCACCCATGAACCCGCCGCCAGACTCTCGAAGCTGGAACTCTAGGAACTTGGTAGTGTATGCACACATCAACACTGTAAGGCCACTGTCAGCTTCCCAGAACTGACCAGTTACTGTGTTGAAAATATCTCCTGCCGACGCACCCTTTATAAACTTAGAGTCTGTCTTCAAAAGTTGCGGTGACAGCGGCTGTAGAATCCGTAGAAACGGAATCTGCATATCGTCTGCACCAATTGTCTCCATGCCCTGACCTGCGCTTGCGTACAGATCGTCCATGATATTTGCCACTGCTGTGGTCTTTGCTTCTGCTACTGCTGTATCAGCCATCTCTAACTCCTCGATATCTTGGCTTCGGTTCCGACAAAAACACCGAAGGTGTCAAAGTCGATATCTTTTCCTGATTCAATACGCCCCTTCACCCAAGCCTTCAAAGTCTGCGGGTGCACATGCGTCTTCTGGGCTGGGTCCAAACCCTGCTCCTCGAGATCCGCGACTACGGATCCGGCAACATTGTCTTGTCCAGCTTTGAATGAAACAGTTACATCATGTTTAATTAGGTCTCCCTCACCAATGGAACGTAGCCACTGGAAAGCTTCGTCACGTTTGTCTTCTGCTATTCGAGCGTGAACAAACTGACGTAAGGCAACCTTATTACCGTCCACGGTAATACTGTCCATGCCCATCTCTTGCATAAGAGCGGGAATGTCTTCTTCGTTTACTTTTCTTTTTTTGAATTTAAGATCCTTCAGATACTGCTCTGTTGAAGCAATCTCTTCATCGATCTTCATAGACTGGCGGATAAGAGTAGACAGCGCACTGCCCTTCTCTCCGCTTACACCGTCGAACTTACCGGCATCGACTTCCTCATTCATTAGCGAGAATATATCGCCCATCTTCCTACTCCTTCGTTAAAGTTTAACCCCTTCGGGTTGGATGAAGGTGATACGACGTACCACCTTCAGTTGTCAAGCAGCTTCTTTTGCGGCCACCTTAATTAGATGTGCCAGTTGCTTGCTAACACTTCTGTCTTCTGTTTCTGCCATATGTTTTAAAGATTCATAAACAGTTTTTTCAATGGCTACTGATCTCCATACTGTACTAGATTTAGGTTTAGTCATGGTATGCTCCTTCCTACTATGTTATTATATAAAACGCATACACCGTCAACTGTCTTTTATAACTTCATCAAGTGTCTTAGGTATTACACCATTGAACCTGCGGTTCGCGGCATGTTGTTCCGAATCTTTGGGAGGCGATTTCCTTGAGAATTGATGCGGGTATTTATGTACCTCACCTGTTTCAAGATCCACATAAACCAGTTGCACCCCTAGCTGCCTTTGAAGATCGGTCAAGGTTCTGGAAATAATAGTACCTTTCTTTCTCCTCGACACGGTCTTGACATCAAAGTAATGCCACTCACCCGACTTATCTAATACAACCAAATCAACAGGGCCTTGCTCCATTACCTGAAAGTAAACGTGACAGCCCCTCGATATAAAATAACTAGCAGCAATCAACTCTGATCTCTTGCCTACAGCTATGTTCGTATCAGGGCCATCCCCCACTTTTTTTGTGCGCCTAACCACTACCCACCCCTCTTCGGGGATAACTCGAGCCACTGCCGCGCTTCTTCGCCCAGTGTCTTGGCAGATAGATCAATCTTTGCTCGAAGGGATTGAACGATGTGCTCATCGACCGTGCCCTTAGACACAAAGTCCACATAAGTGACGCTGCTCTCTTGCCCGATACGATGACATCGATCCTCCGACTGTACCCGGGTCTCGAGGTTGAAGTCGTTTGCGTAGTAAATCACGTTGGTTGCTGCGGTCAGCGTCAGGCCATAGCCTGCGGTCTGAGGGTTAGCCACGAAGAACCTCGCATCTCCAAACTGAAAATCCTGAATCGCTTTCTGCCTGTCATCATCAGATGTGTCCCCGAAATAACTGACAGTGGAGCTCGAACCGTGAACCTTGGACAGCGCAGCTTCGATGTTTCGTATGTCGTACCTGAACCTCGACCATATGATTACCTTGCCAGACATCTCCTCGATGGTCTCCATCAACGCAGTGATGCGGTTGGTTTTGAATTCCACCAGTTCCTTGTCATCACTCATCACATGACCACACAACACCTGTTGTAACCGGAGCAGTTGCGTCATAACCGAAGGTGCAGTTACCATCTCACCATCCTCCAGCAAAGCAATAGCTGCGTTCTTCAGTGACATGTAATGCTTGATCTGTTCGTCGGTCAGGCTGACATGACGTATGGTGTACACCTTTGCCGGAAGATCGAGTGCCTCTTCCTTGGTCACACGATACGAGAAACTATCCAGTTTGGTAGACAACTCCTCAAGGTTTCTGTATCCCACAATTTGTTGAAAACTGTGACTGCCCATCCGTTGAGTTCTGACGATGGCGTACCTTCCTTGGAATGAATAGTAGGAGTCATGCCCCAAGAGTCCGGTGTCCATGAAGGCGCACTGCGAGTAAAGATCCATTGGTGATTTCGTAACGGGTGATCCAGTGAGTATACGGCGAAACGATGCACTCTTACCAATTGCAACCAGAGCCTTAGTCCTCTTGGCCTTTGGGTTTTTAATAGTCGTTGACTCATCAACCGCAAGTAGAAACGACGATCCGCGAACGAACATCTCCATGTATTTTCGTACCTTGGTTGTCGCAAAACCTTCGACGTTGATGAGAAGGATGCGGAGCTTCTTACGCTCCTTAACACCTTCCTCGAGGTTCTTTTGTTGATCCTTGTTTGGGTTCGGATTCCAAACATATACCTCGTGCTCAATGTCCTCTCGTAAATGAGCAGGTATTTCAGATATCTGCCAGTTGCGATACACACCTTTGGGTGCAACGATGATCGCTGTGTCGATCTTCTTTTGCTCGTATAGCCACGCCATGTTGTCGATAAGAACTTTTGATTTTCCACACCCCATCTCCATGAAATAGCCGTAGTTTACTTTGTCGTATGAACGCTCGAGCGCAACACGCTGATGCTCATACGGTTTGGTTTTGTATTTAAACTTCATAGTCTCCTCCAAGATCACGGTGTAAGTAAAGCCCCTACCATACACCGTAGTTACTGTTGATCGTCCGGCTCTTCGAGACCACCGGATAACAGAGAATGTTTTGCAGTCTCGAGATACCACACAATGTCTGGGATATCTTCAACAGTGGTCATCATTTTTATGGAACCATCCTTGCCAGTGCCCACAATAACAACATCTGAGAGCATGCGACCTGCGACCTCACACACCATAGGCACGGGATCAACCATGTATTTTATCCTATCGTTCAAATAAACGATATTATCTTTATCATCAGTCATCGGAGCCATCCTTCTCATAAACTGCATCATTTATAATACGAGCCGTGTTTCTCATGTCAATGTACGCCTCAAGCCGCTTTCTGGTTTTCTCCGATTCACGATACAAACCCGCAGCCATTTGCTCTGTAAGCTCCTCATCGAGGATACGAATGATCCGGTTCATCCCTGCAAAATTCTTTTCCATGCTGCTCTCACTCTTTCTTCTTCATCATCATCCTTAGACCACAGGGCTGTTCGTTTCAACATGAATTCTTCGATACAAGACACGGCATCCTGCCATGACATCTTTTCTGGAACGGCGCAAAGATCTTCTTCGCTTGGCATCAATTTAGTTTCCATCATCGGAGCCTCCTTCGGGTCTCTTTGAATTATTTCTAGCTTGCATAAAGGACACTTTAATAATTGTGTACCCTCCCTCACACCGGCTATGACGGTGTGAGGCTCTAGTTTGTGGCGGCACTTCGGACACTGACCTGCGTCCAACCGCTTTTGCCATGAGCCATCGCCAGCACTAATCATCGGCATGGTTGCCCCACGTTTCAGCCATCATGTCATGGATGTCAGATAAACCTAAGTGACTGACCATATCCATGTGACCTTCCATCTCCGAAGTGAAACTAAGATATGTTTCACTCCGGTCTGCGACCTCAAGCATTTTGTCCATGAACTGTTCTTCAAGCTCTAAGGCCATCTGTTTCATTCTGCCCATTACGCAGCCTCCTCTTCCTTAACGTCCTCTTCTTTAACGTCCTCTTCCAACACATAGTCAGCCCAGTAATAACCCTGCCTTGTAGGCGGGGCGAAACAAAACTCTTCCTTTAGTGAATCGACAGCTTGACGCAGATTCCTAACGTCAGACAGATTGCAGTCTGAAGTCTCTTCGATCATGTTGCACATATTCTTCAACTTATTATGCATATCCAAAAGCTTGATACGCATATCCCTTGTTACTCTCTTACCATTAGTCATTATTATCTCCTCGTTCATAAAGAATGTTTGCTACAGGGTAGTAAGTTCCTTGGGCATCCGACTCTGGAATATTAGCCTCGTCAGCAAAAGCATCTGGGGCTAGCCCTTCGGTTGATTTTCTGTTGGCCTCGATCCTTGCCCTGCGCTCTTCGCCCTCGACCTTGTTCATCGCAGCAAAAGGCATATCAGCCCATGTGTTATACTGATCCTTAAATAGTCTACTTCCCATCAGCAAGTTCCTCCTTCTTCTTCCTGATCACCCTGCCCATAGCGTCATGCCGGACAGTTATTTCCAAAGGTAGCTTCAACGCTTCCCTTATTTCCTCGAACGTCGGTACTTTGATAGATGATTTATTACTCATCGGGTATCTCCCTTTCAGAACTTTTTTTTAACTGCTCATATAAAATAGACCGAACCTCTTTTGTGGAAAACTTAGCCCCGCAATCATCACACTGCCTGCGTCTGTGTTTATGCCAGCCTAGTTTCGGGCTATGCTTCATCCTGCTGTCCAGCACTACACTCGACCGATGACCACACTTAATCATGTGACCCTGCGACTCATGTATCCGCGTATATCTTCATACGACTCAGCCACCCAGTAACCACCATTGTTACTGGTTCCATTATCCACGACACATATGTCGCGTTCAAACTTGCCCCATCTACGATGTTCGCTTGTCACGGCGAACGTAGTACCAGTCAGTAAAATCTTTCCTTCATCGCGCCCTGAATTCTTACAGATACGGCTCAATTCAAGCGTTATCATTGTCAACCTCCTCGACATCAAAGATCACATCCTTAATGTGATCGTCCCATATTTCTTCTTTAGCTAATTCTTTTGCGTCTTCCGCGTTATTAGCTTCAACATCAATCCGGTGATACACCGTGACGTAAACCTTAAAGTTAGGCATCTTCGATCTCCTCATGCTCCAGCATCCAGTTTTCTTTCCACTCTTTAAAGTCAGCGTTCACTGCCTGCATAGCCTTGGTGTAAAACTCACCAGATATCGACCACCGTTCCACTGCACCATGCAGGTTCAAACCATTAGCCCAGTTGTCCTCGAACTGTGGCGCAGATGCATAGGTTGCCCGATCAGTGCCGTTCAACGTATTCAAATAATACCGACTGACAAACTGACCTCGCTCCTTGATCCTTGCGTCATGCTCCTCATCGCCTGTCTCTGTGTTAGCGACCAGTGAATCCATGTCGTAGAATTCAACCATAGGATTTTCGGGGCTTTCATATGGATTGTAATCACCACCATAAACCAGCATGTCGTTGAGACCATAGCTGTCGTGCCAGTACACCGTCCGAACACACCACTTAACCCCAGACCAATCGTCTGTACCCTTATATAAAAATGCCATTACTTCACCTCCTCAAAAGTTTTAATCATCATCTCCATCCCCCCACATTTCAGTGAAGACACGCTTGTCTTTCAGTTCATCATATGTGGCCTTGGTCACCTCGTAGTGACGGCCAGCCCCATAGGCCATAGTGTCATTCCAGTACATACCTTCACGCAGACCATCAGAGTCATGCTCATCCAGCCCATACCATTCTTTGGCAAGCTGTTCCATAATCTCATCAGGATCACCAGCGGTTGCGAACAGGATGGATTGTTGAACCTCGAACTCACCATATTGCTCGTCAATATTTCCAATATAATATTTCATTGGATATCCCCTCGCTTCAAAGCATTTGTGATTAACTTGTTGGACAACGCATGGCGGTCATCGATCCGCTTGTCCTCTTTTACGGTAAACCATGAAGTTACTTTTTCAGTGCCGTTTACCTCGTTTGTGAAATAATTTGCGACTGGGTCATTCATGTTTTCATCTTCTGCAATTTCACCAAAGCCATCACTCATCGCTCTTCGATAAAGCTCGAACTCTTTGTCAGACATTTGCAGGCTATAGCCATGCTTCAATTTCGTTAGCTTTGCCATATTACTTCGCTCCCTTTTCATCGCGGTCATCGACCCTGAGATCTTGCGCCTTGTCCTCAAGCAGATAGGCAATCTCATTGGCGAATGAATCATCCAATGTTCCATCCCTAAAACACTTAGCCCAATGATCTAGGCTGTCTGCAAAAGCTTCCTTACTCATTACACTTTCTCCCTTGAATAAACGTCAATGCGTCTGAACACTTCTTCGATCACTGAAACCGTAGCGTCAATGCTATCATCATCAGGAATCCATCCGCCCTCGCGTAAACCTTCCATGTCACACAAAAGACACTCTTTCAAATCTTCATTCGTCATATCTTTTAAATAGTTCATCACATCATCTCCTTACCATCTAACCAAATCTGGCTAGTCTGTTGGTCATAACGCTCCGGACAACCGTCCGCAGCCAGATTAAACATCTCATGCGCTCTCTCTTCTGCCTCTTCGACAGAGTCCGCGCAAACATCAACCTGCTTCCAGATCACCGCATTGATTTCCACAACATAGGTTTTCATCCTACTACCCTCCTAATCCAACAGAACCATATAGGCATGCGGCTCGTGCTTCATAAACCAATCGCAACCCTTGCGGACTTCCTTGTATAGCTTGTCCTGCATCTTTGGATCACTGGTCTTTTCAGCCATCAATTGAGCACCCATGATAACGTCATAAACTGCAACCGCATCGGCAGGCAAACCCACTTTCTCGCCACTGAATATGTTTTCACAGACCTCCGGCTCATCGCCCACGATACATTCAAACGGTAATTCTCTACCCAAAAATCCTTGCATTCTTGGTGTGTTTAATGTCGATCCCATTAGCAATACACCTCCTTACCAAATACACCCAACTGGATGATATAATCATAATCGTTAGCATCCAACTGACCCAACTCATCGACAGTCAATGCCAGCCGCTGCCGCTCTGGATCTAGCAAATTAATGCCGTCAACAATCACATCAAAAGCTTTGACCTTCTCGACTTCATCATCGTCATGGTGAATGACGATATCAAAGTTAGAGTCCACAACATCGAACCCAGACTTTAAGACATGACCACCAGTGTGGATGTAATCAATCCAGTGGTTCGATCCACCTTCCAATGCACCAATCCAGATGGCTTCGGCAATCTGCGCCCACTCATCGCGGCTGGGTGTGTACTCAACCATGATAGTCGGATAGAACTTCTTCGGCTTCAGCAACTCCGCGAACGGCTCTGCCAGCATGTCTGCAAAAGCAGTGTTAGTCAGGTTTGGTTTATCGTTAGTCATACTTCTTACTCCCTCGTTTTAATGGCTTGATCATCGCGTTATACAACCAAGCCCGATTGTTAATAGTGATATGCAAGATACGCGCACCCAGTATCGGCTTCCTTAAACCTACTTTATGAATATATGGCGGCTTCGCTTTCATGTCCTTGCCCCTTGCCCCTTGATCCTCGAACCTTTGATATATATGATATACTGGTTAGATATATAATCTTATATAAGTCTTATCATACTATATCCAATAGCACAAACAATAAAATGCATGCGAATAAGGATTTTTTTGGGTTGAAGAAAAATAAAATAAAAATTCTGAAAAAGGTGATACAAACGGTACAAGTGATACAACGCTTACTGAGCAACGGTTGTAGCTGTACCACTTCTGTACCACTGTCACACTTTTAACCCTCTTCAAGTCGGACAAGAAAGGTTTTTTGCTTTGAAAAAGAGTGAACCCACAGAAAACACTATTAGGAAAGGCGGTAGACCCGCAGGCTTGACTAATAGACAGAGAGAGTTTGCCAAACATTATATCGATGGCAGATACAGCAATGCTGAATGCGCTAGGAAGGCAGGCTATTCTGCCGACAGCGCGAGGAACCATGCTGCTAAACTTCTTGACGGTAAATCTTTTCCAGAAGTGCCGGAACTTATCAAAGAACTTCGAGAAGAGCGCGAGAGAAAATATGGCGTGACCTTGGTCAACCAACTTAAACGCTTCGATGAATTGTCTCATGCTGCTGAAGATGCTGGTCAGTTTTCTGCCGCCATCAACGCTGAGAAAATTCGCTCTAGTCTGGGTGGCTTGACTATCGACAGACGCGAACAAAACCACGTTCATCAACTCGACAATCTGTCGCGTGAAGATATTGTCGCTCGACTGAGCGCGATCAGGAAGAACTACCCACACGCTTTTGGTGACGATATGAAGAGGGTTGAAGATGCCAAAGACAGAACGATCACTGTGGACGTTATTGAAACAGAACCTGCCAAAGAAAACGCACTTCGAGAGGATTGAAAACCGCACTGGTGAAGGAATGCCGGACGTATACCTATGCATGAACGGTGTGCCAGTATGGTTGGAATTAAAAATAGTTAAAAACAACAGGGTCAGCTTATCTAAATCACAGATAGCTTGGCATTCCTCACATTTTAGATGTAAAGGCGTGAGTTTTTTCTTGCTGCACGACCCCTCGACCAGCGACCTATTTTTATTTGGCGCGGACAAAGCGATCGAGTTGCTAGGTTCGAGGATCGATGACCTGCGGCCTGCGGCCTTGTATATAGGTGATATGCGCGGGTTGATTGAGAGCCTGCGGCCTGCGGCCTGCGCCCTATGGTCTGATGCCATGAGTCGATGACCTGCGGCCTGCGGCCTATGTCCTATGGATATATAAAAAAAGAAATCCCTTGCCAGCAAAGCTGGCAAGGGATCAGGGGAAACCCTAGTATATGAAGCCAGTGTAGACAACGGTATCTTCCTTTAAGAATATCTCGCGGTTCATGTCTTCATAGTCTGATAGTGAATATTCTGCTGGCCTTGTCTTGGTGGCCTTGTTCCGGTGATTAATAACATAGACGGCCTTGGCATTCGGCTTGCGCTTCACTAGGTCGCCTACGTTTAGGTGACGCAGCGCAATTCCTTGCACTGTGTCATTGTCTTCGGTCATGTGTAAATTTAACCCGCTAAATAATCGCATGATTGCCTCTTAGTGTTGATAATAGGTGACGTTTGAAACCTTGCGATCCCAACAAGCGCGACAATCGCCGCATTTGCCTTCTTGCGTAGGCGCAGGGCATAGGTGGCCGGTAATATTTCCGCCATGACTGGCAACGGTACTTGTGTTCTGCCATGCCTTGGCCGGTGCATCGTCGATCATATGGGCGGACATGCGAAGCGTAACATTGGCTGGCAAGTTTCTTGTGCGTAATACATCGCCCCAAATCTTATATTCTCGTGACGGTATCCAATGCACGAGATGGGGCGTCGCCTCGCAAACGTCTAGAATGTTATGCCCCATTGCGACGCTGTCAACGTCGCCGCTATCGAACCACCTGAATTCGGGCTTGCGTAGTGGCTTCAATACAGAGACCATTCGCGGCACAAAATCGATCGAGTGAAAGAAAACCTCGCGACGTTCCATTGCCTGCTTTACGTTTGGCATGTTGTACATGCCTTTAAGCGCATAACACTTTTCGCAGGTACTGCCCTTAATCTTGCGTAGCTTTTGCCCAACGTGACATAGCCGGGCTGATCGGCTGATCGAATGCCCGGGCATTTTAGAAACATTAGACAACATTTTCTTATCAAGCTTATTCATAACAATTCCCCTTGTTATCAGTTTATGATTTTATTCTATACTATTAGATATCTTATGCAAACATTATTTTAACCTGCGGCCTGCGGCCTTATTCCTCTTTTTATATATACAACGGCCTGCGGCCTGCGGCCTTGTTCCCCTGTATATATAAAAAAAGCAAAAAGGATCGAGGGGCGGAGCCCCTCGATCCGGTGTTGGTTAGATTTTCCACTCGATCCCATTCCAATCGTCTTGGCTTTCGATAACCTGCTGCCCTTCATCTATCATAGCCGCAAGCCCCTCCATCCCCTCCGATAGAATCCATTGGAATGCATCGCACTGGCTGGACGGTACATATACCGTCCAGCCTTTCTTTGTGCATTTGACTGTCACCTGATCCATGATTATCCCCTTATCCACCCATCGGTTATAAAGAAGTCTGCTATCTTGACCAGCTTGTCACCGAATAGCCGATACTCTTTTACGGGTCGGATCCCGTGACGGCCTCGCTGCTTCTTGCCGATCGTGATCACCTGACCCTCGCTAGAAGAGTCAGGCCAGATTTTGTTATGCTTGGCGAGTGTTTTGCCAATCTCAGTTAGAGAGCTTGCATGAGACCAGATGACAAGTCCCTTCATGTAAGTGTACGCAGCGTTATCGGAAGCTCTCTGAGTGTGATAGTAAATTTTAGCCATGATTAATTCCTCATATCTTGAATTGAAAACAAACAGCCAAGGATAGACCAAGGCACTCCGACGCTAGCGATCGATATCATACCGATGCCAGTGACGATGGCAAACATGTCATCCATAAATAAACACTCGAGGCCAGCCAGTCCGATGGTGCCGGTGGCGATGATCATCATACCCCAAACGTATGCCATCTTCTTGGCAACCGTCCTATGGTGAGCGATAAATGCTGGTTTCATAATGTATTCCCCTTCTATTTGGTTTACCGTTTCGGCCTCTTGGCCTCATCAGCGGCAGCACACACTGCCGGACGGTAGGGGCTTTCGCCCCTATGTCTTAGTCGTCTTCCTCATTCCAGACCGTCACCATTTTGTATTGAAGGTTTTCAAGATCGGTTTTGATATCTTCGATATTGCCGGATAAATCTTCACACCAGTGGCCGTTGTCTTGTAAGACATTCTCGATAATTTCCAATGCATGGTCTACCTTGTCATTGGCTAGTGCAACTTCGTGAAGAATGGTTTGTAATGTTCTGGTCATAATGTATTCCCCTTATACTTTGTCTGAGATGATGGTTTTGCCGGACTTGATCGTATACGTTCCGGCTTCGAGCTTCATACGACGCACGTTAGACTTGCCTTCCGCAAATGTATCGGCAGCGATCGAGTAGTCGATGAACGTGATCACGTTTGGATGATCGTCGGTCAACCGATCGTCGGAAACGACTTGACCATATGCATGGCGCGTCGTGCCGTCGGCCTTGGTGAATGTCACGGTGAACAAGCGTCCGCCAAGCTGCTCGATGATTTGGTTTCTTAATGTCATATCTAATTACCCCTTATATTTGTTTTGATATGATTAGATTATAGAGATTATTTATTAAATCAAACATAAAATGCATATAAAACCGATTAAATCGCTGGTTTTTGGGGTTACTGGCATCGATCGGCAATCAGTTTTCGCGCTGCTCGAACCCCCGCCCCCTATATTTTGGGGCTGGCCTCTTGACATACGGGCGCATTTTGCTGGGTTGATAAATTCATTGCTGGGTATTATCATTCGGGCATGAATGACACAGCGAACCTAGAACTGCTGCCAGAGGATGTCCTTAAAGAGATCCTGTTACTGGAGGAGCAGCAGAAGCGTCTTGAAACCAGAGACATAGCTCAAGATAAATTCATGGCCTACGCGAAACATGTGTATGACGGGTTTATAGAGGGGACCCATCATAGAATCATAGCCGAGAAGCTAGAGCGGATAGCCCGGGGTGACTTAAAAAGATTGATTGTCAACATGCCGCCCCGGCATTCCAAGTCAGAATTTGCATCCTACCTCATGCCTAGTTGGTTCTTGGGCCGCAATCCTAAGTTAAAAATCATTCAAGCTACCATGAACACCGAACTTGCTGTAAGATTTGGTCGTAAGGTTCGAGATTTGATTGCTGATCCTATTTATAAGGAGATCTTCCCAAACACGGACCTGAAACCGGACAGCCAAGCGGCAGGTCGATGGGAGACTAGCGCTGGTGGGGAATATTTTGCAGCCGGGGTGGGTGCTGCAATGACTGGTCGTGGTGCTGATTTACTTATTATTGACGATCCGCACTCGGAGCAGGACGCATTATCGCCTAGTGCGTATGATAATGCATGGGAATGGTACACATCTGGGCCTCGTCAGCGTCTTCAGCCGGGGGGAACCATCATCATTGTGCAGACTAGGTGGTCCAAGAAGGATATTACGGGCCGGTTACTGCAAGCACAGCAGAAAGATCTGATGGCTGACCAGTGGGATGTGGTGGAATTCCCTGCAATCATGCCTTCGGGGGAACCATTATGGCCTGAGTTCTGGAAAAAGGACGAGCTTTTAAAGGTAAAGGCTTCACTTTCGGTAGGAAAGTGGAACGCACAGTGGCAACAGAACCCTACGTCTGAAGCTACTGCTATGGTCAAGCGGGATTGGTGGAAAGTCTGGGAAGAAGATGACATTCCTGACCTAGATTATGTAATTCAGTCCTATGATACTGCGTATAGCAAGAAAGAAACTGCCGATTACTCTGCTGTTACAACGTGGGGTGTGTTTCAGCCCTACAGAAACGGGGATCAGCACCTGATATTGATGGATGCGAAGAAGGGGCGGTGGAATTTCCCTGAACTAAAGGCCATTGCACAGGAAGAGTACGAATACTGGGAGCCGGAGTTGATGTTAATCGAGGCGAAGGCTTCTGGTACACCATTAGCGGACGAAATGAGGTTACTGAACCTCCCTGTAGCTACATTTAGCCCGGGTCGGAAACGTGGTGGGGGAGGTATGGACAAAACAACTCGTATGCATATAGTCTCTCCTATATTCGAGTCGGGAAAAGTATGGTATCCTGAAGGCGAAAAGTTTGCAGAGGAAGTTATCGAGGAAGTTGCGTCATTTCCCAATGGCGATCACGATGACTTTTGTGACAGCATGACGATGGCCTTGATGAGATTTCGTCAGGGTGGTTTTGTTAGTTTGGACGGCGAAGAATTTGAAGACGATCCGCCCCGCGTAGCAAGAGAGTACTACTAATGGCTAAAGCCCCCACAAGTTATGCAGGTAATCTAGCCAGAGCAGTTGGTCAGGGGGTAACCTTTGGCTTTGGCGATGAGATCGAAGCTGGCATTCGTTCGTTAGGAAGTGATAGATCCTATGACGAAGAAGTTGCCGACATCCGTAAATCCATATCAGAATTTCGTGACACTAATCCTGTCGCTGCTTACGGATCAGAAATCGCAGGTTCGATACCCACGGGCTTTGGACTTGCTGGTTTAGCTCTTCGTGGTGGTTTGAAGGGTGCGGCGAAGATTGGTGCTTTAGAGGGTAGCATCTATGGCGCAGGTGAGGGTGAAGGGGTAACTGGAACCGCGACCAGTGCAGCTTTGGGTGCAGGACTTGGTGCCGCTGGTGGTAAGATTGCTGAGAAAGCATTCGATGGCATAGCTCCGTTAGTTGGAAAATTTATGAATAAGACCCGTGGCTCGGGGACCGAGAAAAAAGGTGTTGGATCCGCGCAAGCAAAAGAAATTGTTAAGACAAAGAAGGCTTATAAACTTTTTGAGAAGGATCCCGAAACTGGGACCTTATATCCTTTGTTTGTGGACGCTAAGACTCCGGTTAAAGTTGGTGAGTGGCAAACAGCAGAGATCCCATTTAATTTTGCCGCACCTAACGGCAAGCAGTATGTACCTTCTAAAAAGTGGGATGGTTCGGCAGGAACGGGAGATAGTGTTGCTATTCCTGATCAAGCCACACGAGACATGCTCATAGAAAAAGGTTATTTACCGCAAGGGTCAAAGGCAAAAACAATAAAGGCTGTTGCGTTACGTCCGGGGTGGCATTCTGGTGAGTTCCCGGTTGCCTCGCACATTGGCCCTGAAGAAATGTTTCTGGGACAGAGGATGAAGACTCGTGGGCGTAATCAGGTTTGGGCTGAAGTCGAAGTTCCAGATGACGTAGACTTGCAAAGTGTTGCGGACGCACGAGCATCGATTGTTAAGTCAGGTCCTCGTAAGGGTGAGATTAATCGCGCCGAGGCTCAGATTACAGATGAGTTACCTATGGGTGGTAGCTACAAGTACCAGCAAGGTCAGGCTCGAGATGGTAACTGGATTATATCTGGTCAGATGAGAATAAACCGTGTGCTTGACGATGATGAGGTTTTGGCTATTAACGAAGCTGCGGGGATGCAGGATCTTCCTCGCTTGTCTCAGTTAATGGCGAAGAGTCAATCTCGGTCCTCGGACCTTGCACCTGTGTCTAAGAAAGAAGTCCTTGAGGGTGAGATTGTAGGGGAGAAGAGCGCCGCGTATGCGAAGCTGGAAAAGGAGGCCGTTGAAACTGGATCCTCGGGCATTCGTTCTTTAAAAGAGTTGAACATGGAGCTTCAGGGTGTAGACGATGCGTTTAATACTGGCAACGCATCTATAAACATTGACAAGTCTTTTGATTTTGTAAGTGGCGGCGATCCGGTTCGATCTACGTCTGACGAGTTTGTTGACTCTGTCAAGGATTCTTATGAGTTTGCTCGGGAAGAGGGCTTTAGCCGTGGCGAGGCTTTGATATCTGCTGTTCGTGAGAGAGTTGATGACTACAACAATATTTATCCTGATGCGTTGGATTTGAATTCTGTTCTTGACGATGTGTCTCGTAACGTGAATGACGACTTTGGTTTTGATCAGGCTCTTGGAAGATTTCGTGAGGGTCAGACTAACCGCAAAGCTTTGGAAGCGGAGTTAAGCACAAAGCAGAACAAGGCTCGTTTTGCGGAGTTGGAGGCTGAGAAGCAACAGTTTCGTCAGTCTTTGGGTATTACTGATGATACTCCGCCGGAAGAGGCTCAGAGAATTATTATGGACTTTGCCAATAAGCAACAGTCTGGTATTTCTGGGGCAGGTATTCCTGATCCCACTCCTCCGAAGCCTAACTTGAGGCTAGTGAAAAAGGCTGTGGGTGGCAAGGTTGACATGCGTTCTGGTATAGGCGACTTATTTAAGGTATATTCATAAAATGCGAACAGACAAAGAAATTATGAAACAGGCTGACAGGGATGTAACAAAGCTCCCTGACAACGAGTACGATAGATTTCTTGTGCTTGAAAAAATCAAGCGGGAGAGAATGGATAAGTTGGCAAAAGCTGATGGCGGCATGATCAAGGGCTTTAGTCCTATTGCCCGTCAACAGAGATTCAAAGGAACATTCTAATGGGTGAAAAAAACAAAAGTACTAAAGCAAAGACAACAGAAATGTCACCAGAAGCTTTAGAAGCAATTCGGGATACTGGAAAAACTTTTAAACCTAAAAAAATGGAACCTGATAAGCCAATCAGTGAGAAAGACAAAAAAGACATTGGAAGCTTAATTAAGAATGCAAAGTCCGGCGGCATGAATGCTGTACCTTCCAAGTATGAAGGCTTTTCAAAGTTACCAGAAGGTGTGCAGGAGAAGATAGATCCAAAGCTTGCAAAGAAATATAAGACTGGCGGTATGAGCAAGGCTGTACTAAAAGCTCGTGGCGGAACTTTTAAAGGAACATTTTAATGGCATTACCTCCACAGATGGTTGCACCTGCAATGGGTCCCGGCGGACCGGGGATGACCGCAGAAGAACAGATGACCGAGGTCCAAGTACCTATGGATCAGCAGGAAATGTTACCTCCGGGCATTGAGATTGTTGGCGAAGAACAGATGATCGAGGTTGAGGCTGAAGAGTACGATCACAATGCTAACTTGGCTGAAGTACTTGATGACTCGGTACTTGGAGCTTTGTCCTCGGACCTTGGTTCTAAGGTAGATGAGGATAAGTCTTCTCGTGAGGAGTGGGAAGAGACTATATCGAAGGGTTTAGTATTACTGGGGATTAATTACGAGGAGCGTTCCGAGCCGTTTCTTGGTTCGTCTGGTGTAACGCATCCGTTATTGAGTGAAGCTGTGACGCAGTTTCAGGCGCAGGCATACAAAGAGATGTTGCCTCCGGGTGGTCCTGTAAAGACGCAGATACTTGGTCAGCAGACTAAGGAAGTTGAGGATCAGGCCCAGCGTGTTAAGGACTTTATGAATTACCAGATTACGGAGATAATGGAGGAGTTTGATCAGGACACGGATCAGATGTTGTTTTACCTTCCGATTACTGGTTCTACATTTAAGAAGGTTTATTTTGATCCGACACGGCAACGTGCTGTGTCTAAGTTTGTTCCGGCTGAAGATTTGGTTGTGCCGTATGCTGCATCAGATTTGCGTACAGCGGAGCGTTACACACATGTCGTTCGTATGAGCGAGAATGAAATCCGTAAGTTACAGGTAGGAGGTGTATATCGAGATGTTGACTTGTCTGCAACAGAAGATGAAGAGTCTGACTCAACAATTCGTGGAAAGGCTGACGAGCTTCAGGGATTGCGCCCGGGATACAGTGACGAGCTTTATACTATCCATGAAGTCCATGTTGATCTTGACCTTGAGGGATTTGAGGATCTGGATGAGGAAGGTGAAGCTACGGGTATCAAGCTGCCGTATATCGTCACTATGGACGGTGATTCGGGACAGATTCTCTCGGTAGTAAGAAACTATCGTGAGCAGGATCCAATGCGCCGCAAGCGTGATTACTTTGTTCACTTCAAGTTCCTGCCCGGTTTTGGTTTCTACGGGTTTGGTTTACTGCATATGATTGGAGGATTATCTCGTGCCGCTACATCTATTCTCCGTCAGCTTATTGATGCGGGTACGCTCTCGAATTTACCGGGTGGTTTCAAGGCCCGTGGTGTTCGTGTACGAAATGACGATGAACCTATTAACCCGGGTGAGTTCCGCGATATCGATGTTCCCGGCGGTGATGTTCGCAATTCTATTATCCCACTCCCGTACAAGGAGCCTTCTGCAACGCTGGCTCAATTACTCGGGGTGGTCGTTGATTCAGGTAGACGCTTTGCACAAGTTGCAGACACAAAGGTCGCGGATGTAAATTCACAGGCCCCCGTGGGAACAACGGTAGCTCTTATCGAACAGGGCTCGAAGATTATCTCAAGCATTCATAAGCGCCTACATTACGCACAAAAAGCAGAGTTCCGTATGTTAGCGGAGATCTTTGCTACGAATCCGATGCCGTATCCATACATGGTTGGTCCGAATGTCAACCCACAGATAATGGCACAAGACTTTGACGGGCGTGTAGATATTCTCCCTGTCTCCGACCCGTCAATCTTTTCTATGGCCCAGCGACTGTCTCTTGCCCAGACACAGTTGCAGTTAGCACAGGCCGCGCCGCAGATGCATAATCTGTATGAAGCCTATCGTCGGATGTATGATGCGTTGGATGTAAAGAACATCGACGCTATCCTACCCGCACCGCAGCCTCCACAGCCTAATGATCCGGCTATGGAAAATGCTATGGCTCTCAAGGGTGCACCTAGTCAGGCATTTAAGGAGCAAGATCATCGTGCTCATATCAGAGTGCATGCATCCATGATTCAGTCTCCTGCTATTCAGGCTAGTCCGCAGGCTTTCCTATTGTTGCAGGCTCACGTTCAGGAGCATGTGTCTTTGTTTGCTAGGGATATTGTTGAAGATGTATTCCAAAAAGCAGTTCAACAGGCACAGATGGCAGGAGAGGTAGTGCCACAGGTTGACCCAATGGCTGTTGAAGCTATGGTTGCACAGCAGATTTCAGAAACACTTGAACAGTTGGCACCTCTTCTTATCCCACCGCAAAAGCCTGACCCACTGGTTGAGATTCGCCAGCAGGAGTTGCAGAACGATACCACAGAGATCCAGCGTAAGATGCAGAATGATGCAATGGACTTCCAGATTGATCAGGCTAAGTTAGAGCAGTCGGCACAACTGGCTATGCAGCGTATGCAGGCACAGCAGGGTATTGCCAATGATCGTAACGAAGTAAACGTCTATCGTATTAACACTCAAGCTGATCTGAAGAGAGGTCAATGATGATGATGTGGGACATGCACAACCACACCACTAAGAAGCAGGCGGAAAAAAACAGGAAATCCAATGAAAAGCACAGCCACAAGGTTAAATGAGGCAAGCGAGGTCACGATACCTCTCCGCAACCTGATTAGTATGATTGCTTTTACCGGCGTTTCTGTTTGGGTTTATTTTGGTTTGGTTGAGCGTATCGCTTTCCTTGAGCATAACCTTGAGCTAACTATGCAAGAAGTAGAAGAGAATGATAACTGGATTGATGACTTTGAGCCGCCAAAATCTGTGCAGGACACTGTCAAGCGAGTGCATGATCTGGAGATTGAGTTAGCTCGAATAAAATTAATGTTAGGGGATAAGTAATGTTACAAGCTCTGATTGGTCCGGCGACCGAGTTAATTGGTAAGTTTGTCGAGGACAAAGACCAGAAGAACAAGTTGGCGCATGAGATTGCCACTATGGCGGAGCGCCATGCACAGGAACTTGCCAAGGGCCAGTTAGCTATCAATGCTGAAGAAGCCAAGTCACGGAATCTGTTTGTGGCGGGTTGGCGACCGAGCGTGGGATGGTGCTGTAGCTTGGCCCTATTCGCTCACTTTTTGGTCTTCCCGACTATGGATGTAGTGACTGCATATATGGGTGTTGAGGCAGTAGCGTATCCATCTTTTGATATGGACAGCTTAATGACTGTCTTGTTGGGTATGCTTGGTTTGGGGGGAATGCGTAGCTTCGAGAAGGCAAAGGGGTTAACCAAATGAGCTTTTTACGGAGACTATTAGACATGCTGTTTTTGAATAATCATGTAGGTGACATGGCGCAGCACAGAGTGCACACAACCAAGTATGAAGATCTGTGTAAGTAATGTCTGTCGAGACTTTTCTCAGGTGGAAGATCCTGCCGCGATTTATGATGCTGGCTAGTACGATAATGTCTTGGCGCTGCGCCGAATGGTTTATGGATTTACCAGACCCAACTTCGCAGCAATCAGCCTTTGTTTCGGTGGTGGTTGGTGCCATGACTGGCGTTTTTGGAATCTGGATGGGCCATGAGCACAAATAAACCTAGCCCGTGTGTAGGTATTTGTGTCTTAGACGAAGAACGTGTAAGATGTATCGGCTGTGGGCGTACCATAGACGAGATCATTAACTGGGGAAAGAAATGGCAGGACCAAGAATAAATCAGTTTGCAGATGATCTTGGTATCAACCGTTCTTCCGCAAAGAAACTTATGAAGAAAGCCCGTGGTCGCAAAGACGGCGGGTCAGAGACATTGGAGAAACACATGTCATCAGTTGCAAAGCCCCAGACCAAGGAAGAAGACGAAGAGACTAAGGAGCGGATGAGAAAAAAATTCGATCGTTCCAAGAAGCTCCGTGAAGCTCAAGAGGCAGAAATAAATGCCAAGGATGGCAAGTACATGTCATGTCGTGGCATGGGCAAAGCAATCCAAGGTGGAAAGTTCCGTGGAGTTAGCTAATGGGCAGGGAAGACGGCACTGATACAGTAGACAGCGTCGGCGGCTCGGCTTCTAGTGGCTCGGCTTCTAGCGGAATGTCGGATAACTTTGGCATGCATGACGACTCGTTCGGTCAGCAAGAGTATGGTGGGCCGAATAATTTAGGTGGATTAAGCGAAAATCATGTGAGAGCTTCGTTTAATGCCGTAAATCAAATCACCGATAAAAATCCTTACGGAAAAGATGGAATTTTTAGTCGAGTTCTTGGCATAGATCCATCTAAAATTGATTACTCAAATTTAATGGATTTAAATACTCGTTCTTCTATTGCGAACAACCAGTTTTCAAAATTTGCAAATCCAACAAACACTCCGGGTCGGCTTGGTTATAACCGTCAATTTGATACCGCTCCTACGGGTCAGCTACGCTCGGGAGTGCAAAAAGCGAATTATCAGACCGCATATGGTCCTGTGATGGAGCAGGCTCGAAAGCAAGGCACAGGTGAAATGCTTGCTCGTGGAGCAATGGGTCTTGTTGGTGGACCCATTGGAATGGCCTTGGCTCAGTTGGGTACTAAAGAGTACGGCTTGCCCGGTGTGACTGGTTTTGATTCTTTTGATCCTAATAACCCTCGCCCGGGTGGTGGTATTCTAGGCCAGTTTCTCGGTGGGTTAAATCCAACTCAAGCCAAAGATGCGCTTGTTGGTGCTTTCGCTCCTGTGGCCCCAGCCCCAGAACCTACTCCAATCGGCACTGCTCCAGTAAATACAACAGGTTTTGAGGAAAAGCGTAGTCAGCATCCTCTGACTGGAGAGAAAACAGTATCTACTCCTGTTGACAACACCCTCCAGCCGGGTTTTAGCCGCGCAACAACTGAAACACTGCCAGATGGTAGGACGATTACTGTGGATAAAGAAACAGGTGCAGTGTTTGGAACGAACCTGTTTGGTGGGCCGCAAAGCTCTCTTAATGCAACCACCGCTGGCGAACAGTTAGCGGGACTTTTTGGTGAGGATCCTAGAACGGCTGGTTTTCGCGATCTTGAGGGAATGATAAAGTCGGTTGTTGACGGAGAAAATTTACCCGACGATCAAAACATGTACGGCCCGGGGATGCCGAACCAGACTCCGTTAACGCCGGATGAGTTAAATAATATACTTGAACCATACGGCATGGAGCTAGGTCGTGGTTCCTCAACAGCTAATCAATTTGCTCAAGTAGATTACTCAAACCTCAAAAATGTTGGGGGCAACATGTATCAGCCTGTTCCTGAGACCAGTGCTTTTGACAGCTTCCTTGAGAGGTTCGGGATGAGAGAGCGCAAAAGAAAACCAAGTGGACAGATTTACTCTCCAAGCGGCTCTTCTAGTTTCTTTGGTGATATGTTTGATAATTTAAGAAATTAAGCAAGAATGAGAGAACTAATAGAGAATTGGGTGCACACTGATTTAAGTGTGGTTGACGCACAAGCTGGCTTTGCTCCTTGTCCTTTTGCAAAGAAGGCACTACAGGACGATAGGTTAAAAGTTGTTGAGTGTCTGGATCAGGAAGATCTGTGGAAGACTGTAGTAGCACAGTGCAAAAGATTTACGTCTAACCACTCGGTTGTTATTTGTGTTGAGGAAAATGCAGAACAGCCTTATGATCAAGTTGAAGCCGCATGTGTGGTAATGAATGAATGGTTCGCTGCTAATAAGATAGATTTATGGTTATTAGCTTTTCAAACAGATTTTACAATGGTATTCATACAAAGGTTGTCAGAGTTAGATGACGCTAGCAAAAAGCTAGAGAAAATGGGATACTACGAAAACTACACAAAAGACGATTATATAGGTCTAATCTTAACCCGAAGAAGGAAACGAGAAAATGGCTGGAGCTAAAAAGAAAGTTATGCGCCGCAATCGTGGTGGTAATGTAGTAGCTAAAAAAATGATGGGCGGCATGAACAAAGCCAAGAAGATGGCTATGCGTCGTATGCGCGGGGGCGCTATAAAAAAGAAATAAGGGGCATGTATGGACGTTTATAATTTTATTAGTCAATACAACAAGAGATTGATTGATAGGATGGATGACATAAGTCAATCCATCACAAGTGGTAGTGTTTCCGATTGGGAGGACTACAAGGCAAGAGTCGGCGAAATACAGGGTGTCGCTTATGCTCTTGATGAATTAAAGGCCCTGCTGAAAAAGGTGAATTATGTCGAAGACACTGATAGTACCTGACTACGTTGTCGCGCAACGCGAGGCGAAAAAGAAGGCCGAAGAGGCCGCAAAGAAAAAATCCCTTACAGAAAGAATTCCACAACCCACTGGATGGCGTATATTAGTCATGCCGTATATGGGTCGTGATAAGACTGAAGGGGGTATTTATGTTCCTGATCAAGTTAGAGACCGTGAGTCAAAGGCTACTGTTGTGGCTTATGTCGTCAAGGTTGGACCTCTAGCATACAAAGATGCCGACAAATTTGGTGGCGGTGATCCTTGGTGTAAAGTGGGTGATTGGGTGTGTATCGGGCGCTACGCTGGATCTCGGTTTAGTATCGAGGGCGGTGAAGTCCGCATTATCAACGATGACGAAGTCATCGCAACCATCGTCGATCCAGACGATATCAAGTCATACGGAGGGTAGTTGTGTCAACTAACGCCGCAGAAACTGAAGAAAAAGAAATCGAAGTTATAGAGGCAGAGGATGATACTTCTGCGGAGCTCGAGGTTGTTGAAGAGGAGCAACAAGAGGAAGGATCCGAGTCAAAAGAAGATGAGATTGAGCAGTATTCTAAATCTGTGCAGACTAGAATTAATAAATTAACGCACAGGTATCGTGAGGAGGAAGCTCAAAGAAAAGCCGCTGTTGACTTTGCAGCAGAAGTAAAGAAACAGAACGACGAGCTAAAAAATCGTTTAGAGTCTTTGGATCAATCTTACGTCGGTGAATTTGACACTAGAATTAAATCACAGGCGGAGGCTGCTAAACAAGCGTACCAAAAAGCTTACGAAGAAGGCGATGCCGACGGCATGTTCGAGGCTCAAAAGAACATAAGTCGTTTAGCTCTAGACGAAGCGCAGTTGGATCAAGCTCGAAAAAGGCAAGAAAGAGCCAGTGTTGCCAAAGAAGAAGCAAATAATGCTCCGGCTCCGCAACAACAAGCGGCGCAACAACCTGCTCCACCTGATCCGAAAGCGGAGGCTTGGGCTTCTAGTAATGAATGGTTTGGCACTGATCAACCCATGACATACGCTGCTTTTGGCGTACACAGACAGTTAATCGAGGACGAAGGATTTGACCCAGCGTCCGATGAGTACTATAATGAACTTGACAAGAGGATTCGTGCAGAGTTTCCACAAAAATTTAAGGAAACAAAGCGCGGTGATTCTGGACCCCGAGTCGCTTCTGCGGAGTCCAGTGCTTCTAAAGCACCGTCAGGAAAGGGGCGCAGAACAGTCAAATTGACTCCTTCGCAGATCGCAATAGCGAAAAGGTTAAATGTTCCGCTTGAAGAATATGCTAAGTATGTTAAGGAGTAAGAGATGACTGATTCTACAAGAACGCCACGCGAAGCGACAACTCGCGCTAAGACCCAGCGGCGCAAGCCTTGGGCACCGCCTTCAAAATTGGAGGCCCCGAAAGCACCGGACGGTTACCAACATCGTTGGATTCGTACATCACTTCGTGGTGAGGATGACAAGATGAATGTAAACGCCAAGCTTCGGGAAGGTTGGGAGCCTGTACGGGCTGACGAATATCCTGAGATGGCTGGTAAGTATCCAACTATCGATGATGGTCAGCATGCAGGTGTAATAGGAGTAGGTGGCTTAATGCTTGCTCGTATCCCAGAGGAAACGGTAGAAGAGCGAACTGAATACTATCGGGAGCAGACCCGTCAACAAATGGAAGCCGTGGACCAAAGCCTGATGAGGGAACAACATCCCTCAATGCCTATCCATTCGGATAGGAAAAGCCGTGTATCATTCGGAGGTAAGTCAGATGGCTGACCTCCTACAAAACAAGGAGTAAGCAATGGCAAACACTAATGTTGCCTTCGGCCTCAAGCCGATTAACACTGCTGGTAGCGCTCCAGCTACAAGTGGTGTAAATGCATACCCCATCGGCAGTTCCGCAGCAGCAATATTCCAAGGTACTCCAGTAAAGTGTGACAACGGTGGTTCAATCGTTGTTGGCTCTGCTTCAGGAGACACCGTGGCTTTTGTTGGCGTGTTCCAAGGATGTGAGTATGTTTCAGCCACTACCGGAAAGAAAGTGTTCTCGAACACATGGGCCGGTTCAGGAAGTGCAGACACAAATTTCCCGATCACAGGATTTGTGTATGACAACCCACTTCAGCGCTTCATTATCGCTACTGATGCGACAATTACAGATGAAGCAACCGCAAAAGCAGCTATTTTTGAAAACACACAGTTGGATGGCGGCGCAAGCGGAAGTACAACCACAGGAATCTCATCCGCAAAGATGGATGTTGCTACACTAGACTCATCAAACGCCTCTCTTCCTTTGAAGATTGTTGGCATTCTTGATGATGTAGACAACGAAGACTTTGCAGCCGCAGGTATTCCTATGATTGTGATGATCAACAACCATGCATTGCTTCAGGCCGATTCTGAAGCGGCAATTTCATAGGGAGTTAGATAATGGCTATTTCTCGCGCACAACTTGCCAAAGAACTAGAGCCCGGTCTAAACGCTCTCTTTGGAATGGAATACACCCGATACGAAGGTCAGCATGCTGAAATCTTCGACACCGAGTCATCAGACCGGGCGTTTGAAGAAGAGGTGATGCTGTCAGGTTTCGGTGCAGCACCTGTTAAGGGTGAAGGCACAGGTGTCACTTTTGACGATGCCAACGAAGCTTACACTGCTCGTTACAACCACGAGACAGTGGCAATGGCCTTCTCAATCACTGAAGAAGCAGTTGAGGACAATCTTTACGATCGTCTTGCTTCTCGGTACACTCGTGCCCTTGCTCGTTCAATGGCACACACAAAGCAGGTTAAAGCTGCCGCAGTTCTTAACAACGCTTTCTCCGCTGGCGCATTTGCTGGTGGTGACGGTGTTGCTCTCTGCGCCACTAACCACCCGCTTACAAACGGTGGCACATTCGCCAATGAGCCAGCAACTGCCGCTGACCTGAATGAGACTTCTCTTGAAGACTCTCTCATCAGCATTGCTGGTTTCACTGACGAGCGCGGTTTGATCATTGCCCTTAAAGGCATGAAGCTTATCGTTCCTCGCCAGCTTCAGTTTGTTGCCGAGCGTCTTATGGTATCAAACCTTCGGGTAGGTACAGCAGACAACGACACAAACGCATTGCGCTCAATGGGCATGCTTCCAGACGGTTATGTAGTCAACGACTTCCTAACTGACACAGACGCATTCTTCATTAAGACTGATGCGCCAAACGGCTTCAAGCACTTTGAGCGTATGGCTCTGTCAACTGCAATGGACCCAGACTTCGACACTGGCAACATGCGGTACAAAGCTCGTGAGCGTTACAGCTTCGGCTTCTCAGATCCTCGCGCAGTGTTCGGTTCACCGGGCGCATAAGTGTAGGCAAAATGATATTAAAGGGCAGCTTCCATGCTGCCCTTTTTTGTTGTACAATGTTTTATTCCTGACAACTGCATTGGGCGGTTGACACTAGCCACGACAGGAGACTTAAATGGCTACCACTACTTTCTCTGGTCCTATTAAGGCCGGAACTATCAAGAACACAACAGGCACGACTCTCGGCTCAAACATTGCTAACGTCGGTCAAGTTGTTATGGCTCAAACATTTTCAGCAGATCTATCAGGCGGCGCTCTAGCTGCTCAAGTTACTGATGTTGTTATCCCTGCAAACTCTCAGATTATTGACTGTGTGATTGACGTTATTACAGCCGCTAACGCTACAACCAACCTTAGTATCGGTGATACTGTAGGAGGTGCAGCTACAATTCTGAACACTTTTGCAAGCGGCACAACTGCTGGGCGTAAGTACCCAACAACTCAGGCTGGTGCTGCATTAGCTTGGCAGGACACTGGTACAGCAGACATTCGTTTGACTGTGACAGCTTCTGCTGCAACAAACGCGGGTCTTGTTCGTTTTACAATCCTGTATCAGCAGAACAACAACCTTGCTTAATAGGAGGGCGGAATGGCTGCTTCTATCACAGCAAAAACAGTTACAGCTACCGGAACAGTGCTGGGTGGTAGAACTCGTTTAAAAGCTTTCTATGTAAAGACAGCTTCTAGCGGTTCACCTGCGGTGGTGTTTAAAAACGGCAGTGCCGGTGCAACTCTATTGTCGATGGTGTTCCACACATCCGACGACAATCAGATCACCATACCTGACCACGGTATGATCTTTGATGACGAGTGTCATGTGACACTTACCAACGTAGATTCGCTTACTGGATTCTTTGGCTAATGGCTAGAAAACCAGCCAAGATGCCAAGTCGTAATAAGAAAAATTTCCGCTCTACAAAATCTGGAGCGGGAATGACCAAGGCTGGTGTGGCGGCGTACCGCCGCGCCAACCCCGGGTCAAAGTTAAAGACCGCTGTTACTGGTAAAGTAAAGAAGGGGTCAGAAGCTGCTAAACGTCGTTCTTCATATTGTAGCCGTTCAAAAGGGCAGATGAAGATGCATAATATTAATTGCAGCAAAACACCTAAAAAACGTATTTGCGCTGCACGGCGGAGGTGGAAGTGCTAATGGACAATAAGATATTTATTGTAGCCCTGTTGGGCTTTTGTGGGTGGATTGGTATGTCTGTCACAGACTTAAAAACCGAAGTCGCAGTGGTTAACATGAAGGTCACGGAAAACCACAAGATGTTAAGCGTTTTGTGGGATGATTTCTTGGAGAAGAAAAATGACAATCTCGCGTGGATCAATGGCGAAGCAAATATCAAAGCCACCGCAAAGACGAAAAAGACCATCCAGTAATCCCAGAGTTGCTAGGGGGTGCGGCACTGTTTTAAATGACAGAAGAAAAGTAACTAAACGTGCGAGAAGGAAAAAAAGGAATGGCTAAAGATGCATGTTACAGCAAGGTTAAGCGCCGCTATAAGGTCTTCCCGTCAGCGTATGCAAGCGGGGCAATCGCCAAGTGCCGGAAAGTCGGCGCAGCCAATTGGGGAAACAGCAAGAAAAAAGCAAAAGGGGGAACATTTAAATACCGAACAACCAAGATATATTGATAGCGGCCCTATAGTTTTAAGACCATGATTGAGTTCGTTTTAGCTGTGTACTTAAACGGTAAGTTGATTGATAGCACACAACGATTTAGAGATATGGACCGATGTTTATACTTTTCGTCCAAACTTTCAAGACAATCTCCTGTTCCTACGGGCGATGGCAAAAGATTGAAGATGCATGCGATTTGTAAACCTACACCAAAGAGATAGTTATGGAACCAATATCAACGGCCTTGGCTGGAATAGCTTTAGTTAAGAGCGCCGTTGACGGTATTAAAAGTGCCATTGGCACAGCTAATGATATAGGAGACATCGCGGGTCAGATAGATGCTTTGTTTACAGGTCAAAAGCAGGTAAACGAGGCTAGGAATAAAAAGTCTGGCGTTGGGCTGACAGATCAGTTTGGTGTAGAGTCCGTTGCTCGTGAGATGATCGATGCTAAGTTAGCGGCGGAAAAGCTACAAGAAGTAGCTACTATGGTGAATATGCGCTTTGGACCGAATACATGGAAGAATATTTTAGAAGAAAGACAAAAAAGGATACAAGAAGCAAAAGAGGCTGTGGCGGCAGAGCGTAGGCGAAAGCTACAAAAGTCCAGAGAATTTGAAGAACTGATAAAGCAAATTGTTCTTGTCGCTAGTATTATAGTTATTTCTCTTGGTTTATTTGTTTATTTGTTTGCAGTTATTCAGTAAGTATGGATGAGATATGGCAGTACGAAAGACTAAAAAGGGAGCGGCCCTTAAACGGTGGTTCAAAGAGGACTGGAAGGATGTTCGCACGGGCAAAGCGTGTGGGCGTGGCAAGGGTGAAAAACGGGGTACTCCATATTGCCGCCCCTCTAAGCGCGTGTCTTCTAAGACCCCTAAGACATCCAAAGAAATGACAGCAGCCGAAAAACGTAGTAGAATATCACAAAAGAAGAGACTAGGACAGCCAGCGGGTAAGCCACGCAGAGTAAAATCTTTAAGAAGGAAAAAATAATGGCTCTTTCAGGATCCAGAAACTTCGAGCTAAACGTCGCTGAAATTATCGAAGAGGCGTATGAGCGGTGTGGGTTAGAGGCTCGTACTGGTTATGACTTTAAAACAGCAAGGCGGTCTCTTAATTTGATGTTTGCTGACTGGGCTAACAGGGGTCTTAACCTGTGGACTGTTAAGCAAGGCACACAGGCTCTGACATCAGGAACAGCGACATACACTTTCACAGCGGATTACACCGACTTGTTAGAAGTAGTAATACGTCGCAGTGGCACAGACTTTGAGTTATCGCGGATGTCTAGGGGTGATTACTTAACACTACCTGCGAAAACAACAGAAGGCCGTCCGAGTCAGTATTTTTATAACCGTCAAACACTGCCGCAGGTGACGCTGTGGCCTACCCCAGATAATTCCACAGATACTTTAATTTACTATTTTGTGCAGCGGATGGATGACGCAGACACTTTAGTTAATACGGCAGATGCACCGTTTCGGTTCTATCCTTGTATGGTTGCGGGTCTAGCTTATTACGTCGCGATGAAGAAAGCCCCGGATAGAATCCAGCTTTTAAAATCGGTGTACGAAGAAGAGTTTCAACGTGCAGCAGATGAGGACGAGGACAGGGTGCCGCTGAAGCTTCAGCCAAGTATTCAATATCTTCGGGTTAATTAATGGCAAGACATGCATCTGGTAAAAGGGCTTGGGGTCTTTCGGATCGTTCCGGGTTTCGGTATCGTCTTGCAGAGATGTTGGTTGAGTGGAATGGTCTTAAAGTTGGACCAGACGAGTACGAAGAAAAACACCCACAACTAAATCCACGCAGAATAGGGCCGGACCCACAGGCTCTTTTACAACCTAGACCGGACACAGCCACCGAGGTAGCTGGTCAGGTTCTTTTAGTGATGAACCCCTTTCAGTCAGGGAGTGCGGGTTCTTCTGTGATTACTGTGTTTGAACCATCTCATGGACGCAGCACAGCTAATGTTGTTATTTTCCGTAAAACACAAGCATTTGACGGTTTTTCCACAACCGTTTTGAACAAAGCTGCGGGGTACACAATCACCGTTGTTGATGCCAATTCGTATACAATCACAGTTATTGGCGAAACAGCAACCATTGGCGGCACAAGAGGCGGAGGCGGAGTTGCAACCGCTGCCGCTGGTGTGGCAACAACATCATCGACGTTTGATTCGATAAGTGTTACATTCGATTCGGCAAGCGAGACTTTTGACGAGGCTTAAATGGCAAAACAAGCAGTAGGAATTGGAACATCAGCTAATGATGGAACGGGTGATACCCTTCGCGCAGGCGCGGACAAGATAAACGATAACTTCGATGAAATCTACAGTGCGTTAGGTAATGGAACCACGCTTACGGATATTATCGACACAAACGGCGTTCTTGACGTTAGTCAAGGCGCTAATAAGATCGTTTTCTACTATGCGGCTTTTAGCGATCTACCCAGTGCATCAACATATCACGGGGCGGTTGCTCATGTTCATGCGCTCGGAGGATTGTACTTTGCTCACGGCGGAGCTTGGGTACGTTTAAGTGATGAAGCAAGCGGTCCCCTAACCAAGTACACCGCTGGTGTAAATGGATCCACCGCGTACACCTTCACTGGTCCCGGGGCGACTTCAGGTAACAACCCGAACTTTACCTTCTACAAGGGTCACACATACCTAATTGACAACTCAGCTAATGTAGGTAGCCATCCTTTGCAGATTAGAACATCTAATGGCGGCTCTGCTTTTACAACAGGGGTGACA